TCCAATAACAATCGGAACATTTTTAGTATCAACTCTCTGGCAAGTAAGCGTAGGAGATACTGTTTCATTTTCTGCTATGTTATATCCATCAAGGATCATCATACCACCTTGATTGCAAGCAGGATTACCACCATTAAGATCTAATGATCTGCTTGTATCTGCTTTATAAATGCCACTATGAGGGTTAGATGATTTCATACCCATAGAATCCAATGCGGATATACCATAGACTACGGCAGTCTGATTATCACCAGCATTTGCTCGTAATGTCGGTGCTATTTCTTCCGAAAATCTGTTTTCAGGATCAAGGCGTTGTGTAACTCCGGGTTCAAAACCATAACAAATGGTTTGTGCTTGTTTATAATCAGTAGCTTCTAACGCACTTGAAACATTATTATTTGTTGTAGTTAATTGTTTAGTACAAGTAATAACATCGTCATACATCAACACTTTGGAACCGATGGTATTAGTTCCACCGCAATCAGGAGTTACAGTAACCGCAACTTCTCCGGTAACTTCATGATTATATACATCACAACCTTCTTGCTTTACTGGACAAGTTGATTCTTCTACTACCATCGGTACATATCCACCACCCTCACCCATTGATGCAGGTAAAGCAGTAGATACGCCATCAGTTTGAACAGTAGCATGATTTTGATTACTTTCTAAAAGGATAGGTTCTTTGGTTGTATCAAGCACATATCCAGTAGGATTATTATTTATATATACCGCAGGCGGTTCTTTATAATCACTTTGAGTTAATGGATCTGATACACCATTTGTACCAAATCGTGAACTACGAACATCGTGGCAAAAAGAAATAGGTTCATCATTTATATCTGATTTGCCTGACTTCTCAATGCTTGTTCCAGTTGTTCCGGAAGTTGCTTGCCTCTCCTCTCTGCTCTGTTCAGGATCCCTTGACACGCTTGTGCGCTCAAACAATATTTCGGGTGCGGTGTTTCCTCCAAAATCTGCGACAAGCGAGATTCTACGACGGCGTTGGGGTGTACCTCTCTTGACCACTCTGCCACTGTTGTCGATGACGGACTTTCCCCAGTATTGGGCATCGACTGTTCGCCAGCAAATGCTGAAGGGAGTACCGTCATCCCCCATACCTTCGAGGTTCCCAGCATAAGACCATCCATCTTCAGGGATAGGAACAGAGGGGGCTTTGTCGGTGACAACTCTGACGATTTCTTCAAGGACTGCTTGAAAATCTGCTCCTGCTGGACTTCCCGATGAGAAAGCTCCACAGACATTTTCCCACACGAGGTAGCGGGGGTTGATGCCTGAAACAGTTGAAACTGCCCCATTGATTGATTGTTGTTTTCTGCACTCATTACGCATCTCCTTAACTATACGCATTTGTTCCATAAAAAGACCAGAGCGTTCTCCTTCGAGACCTTTTCGCAATCCTGCTACTGAAAGATCCTGACTAACAAGGTGAACCACCAGTAATAATATCAACTACTGGAACATTAGCGCCGTTAATTTGTGTTATATCGCCAAAATGGTACACCCTACATCACCTCACTTTCGCATATAAACTATACACATATTCTAACGATTATCGGCTACAAATAAAAAGCACCTGAACTTATATGAATCAGGTGGCTTTTTATATTTAAGGTTATTAAATTATATCATTAAATCTTTTCAATATAGCTGATATTTACCCAAAGGTCTTTACCAACCCTGCCCCAGTTACCATCAATCTCGGCAACGGATACAACAGTACCCTTATACAGATCTCTTGCGATATGAAATGCCATGCCGGGACCTTTCCTTGAATGAATAACTGACGCCACTATCTTTGCCTTGTAAGGGAAATCTGATACTACTTCGTCAGCTTTCTCTACCGGAGCAAGATCCTCAACCTTTTCAGCTTTTACTTTCCTCGCCTTTTTTGGCTTTTCCTCTACTAATTCTACTTGTTCAAGTACAATAGGTGCCTCGGTAGCCTCGGCATCGAGTTTTTCAAAATAATCTTTTACCTTTTGTGTACCTTCAACAGTAGGTGCAAGAATTTCCTCAACGGTAGGCTCTACAACGGATTCTTCTACCTCTTTCTTTGCTGATCTCTTTTTAGTTGCCTTGGGGGTTTCCTCTACAACAGGAGATTCAACTGTATCAACAGTAACTTCCGAGAGGGTTTCTTCGGTTATCTTCTTTTTAGGCATAAGTGGTTCTCCTTTATTTAATATTTTTATTATCTTTCAGTATCTTCGATAAAACCATCTTCGGTAAATTCGCCAACACCAGCGTTAATTACTGTATAGTAAGCATATTCCTCATAGTCAAAGTAAGTTGTTAATGTGTCTTTACTCAACTCACTAATATCGCCATAGATGTTGTCTACGAAATATTCACCAACGCCCTTGTCATCACCTTCACCGACACCGCAATAATCGTAAATGGAAACATCATCAACATCAGTTGTGCCATACTCTTCTTCCAGTTCTTCTTCGGAGTAACCATCTAACCAATTTGCAGGATCCCACTCCAAACGGCAATCTCTACCGAAACCTTCATAGTCAAAGCACTCCTCTAACAGTTCAGATGGAACATCTTCAACATCGCCATATTGTTCTACTAACGCATAACCTAAATCCTGCGGAGTATAAACACCACTGTATAGAATAAAGCGGCTTGGATCAAAGTTTTCAATATTGTCAGCGTCAAAGAAACCAGCTTCAACCGCATTTTTGAATACCTCTAAATCATAATCATCTAAATCTGCAATAGCTTCTGCCATCTCGTTTAAGTGAGATAAGCTATCGTACTCATCAACCGTTAATCCCGGAATATCAGATTCATAATCAGTAATGAAGTATTCTTCGTAAATACTTCCAGTTTCAGGATCAGGTTTATCACTAATGCCAATTCGCTTAAAGACTTCTTGGAGTTCATCTTCATCTACTGGAAGATCAACCCATTCACCAACAAGTTCACCCTCGTTGTATTTACCAAGATTGGTAAGATAAATTCTAAAATCAGCCATATAATTATCTCTCCTTACAGATATTATGCGTAATAGTCATTATAGTAATTGATAACTGTTTCAGCGAGTTCAGGTGAGTTAAGTTTTAATATCTTCTGCACTTTTGTGATATTCGTAGGTGTGGGTTTAGTGCTACGCTGATTTGCAAATTGTGTAGTAGCCAGATATGCCGCTCTCTCCATATTAGATACAATGTCATGCACTTCCGAAGATAAATCTAAAAGTTGTTCGCCTAAATCTTGTACTTTATGGGATAATCGCTTTGCATCTGTAATCGTGGTATTACGAGATTTAGATACATAATCTACATTGGATAAGGCACCCTCAAAATAGTCAAAACTGTCTAAAAGATCACCATAACATTCGTCTAACGCACGAGCCTCGTCTAACGCACCTAAATATGCCATATAATTATCTCCTTTAAATATTATATTTCTTTATGTGGTCTGTTATCCCACAATATATTCATTATAATTCTAATTCTTGCCTGACGGGGTTCGTCATCAACATTCTTATAAAAGTATATAAGGTTATTCTTCTGCAAGGATTGTTCATAGGAAGATACAATGGCAGATTTGACCTCAATATCATCTATGTAGGAAATATAATTTTTAACCCGATCTAATCTATGATCGGGATAATCTTTTGGATTTGGCAACTCACCTTTAGCCGCATACGAGATGGCTTCTGAATCTGTAATCCTATTTCCCAAAGAATTAGTAATCTCTCGTGCCATTTGTGCTATCTGTATGGTAGCAACATAAGGACCGAGAGATTGAGATAATTCTTCGTATGTAGGATTATAAAGCAAACTCATATTAAATCATTCTGTTACCAAGCTGGGATTAAGAATACATTTAATAGCTTGGGTAAACCATGCGTAATCTTCGGGATAAATTTCATCTTTGTTATCCTCAATCCAATCCAGCATAGATTCAAAATCTCCATCAAATTCTTCTTCACAACCGAACTCGTATTCAAGATCTTCCATGATCCAATCATAATAAATACCGGACACACGATCAACTACTGACGGAATATCACGATATATTGAAGTGTCCCAATATTCTTCGTCATCATCATTTTCCAACTCATAAGTACCCTGATTATCAAAGAGTTCATAACCCTCTGGGACTTTCTCATAACTAATATCAATAGTGCCGAGAAATCTTTTAAGTGTCATAATCTTATATCTCCTGATTTCAATAAAATATCAATAATTATTTCAAACATGGATCCGCACTCGATTTGCCTAAATTAACCCTATAACTGGATAAAGTAGTTATACTCATAATCAACCTATATTCTCATCCACCAAATATGAGAATACTTCTTCAAAAACTTCGTGAAATTCATCCCAATCAGCGTCATCATATTCATACTCAAAATCGGAAAAAACTTCATCTTCTAATGATTCAATACGAGTATCTTCTAAATACTCAATAGGAATATCTTTATAAAAGTCTCTACCGGAATAATCCCCAAGTTGATAGCACCATTTACGCCCCTGATTAGTTTCAGCCTGTGTTAAACGATACTGAAGATTATCCAATATATAGTCAAATAACTCCTGATGATCCATAATATTACATCTCCTGATTTTTAATAAAATAGTTCATTTGTTTATTCCAATACCTTAACCATTCGTCTAATGTACTCTGAACATCAGAAGTCTGATTAGGATATGCGTAATCAATAGTATCAATATAATTCTGAATAAAGTCCTTTAATATTACTAACGATTCTTGGAACTCATAGTTCCTGACCGCAATAGGTGTCCATTCAAAATCTAAATTCTGAACAGTTCCACACTTCTCTACCAAAAGTTCACCCAGCGTGTCGATCTCTTGAATCAACTCGCTATACAAATCTTCGGTAAGCAAGTGTAACTTCATCATATCGTTGCCCTTTGCCATCCAGTGAAGAATGTAAAGATTACGATACATAACGATTGCTGTATTCATTACAGAATTTAAACTACTGCAAGGATCTGTCTCACAGTCCTCACACTGTTCAATATCATAACCATCATCGTCTACACTAATATTAAACGATTGAGGGTTTTCAGTAAGATTATCAATGAACTCATCTTGATAAATGACATCTTCCAAATCATCTAATGTTTCTGTTGGGCTGTAATTGGATTGGAGTGCCAACAGGTCAATAGAACCCTGAATCTTCTTTAATTTAATACCAATGTGCTTGGATGCCGTAGGAAAATATTGTTGTGCTTGTGATGAACTTGCACCCGGTCTATAAGGTTGATTTTGATTATCTACATTACTGAAAAACTGATCGTTCATTTGTTGTTGTTGCCTTTCTGATTCTTCCTGTTGCGCCTTTTCTGCGTCAGCCTTCGCTTGTGCTTCTGCGGCATCTTGTTCAGATGTATCAGTTTCCTGAACTTCTTGAATACCCGGATTATTCTTATAAGCATTTTCAAAATATTCAGCCAGCATAGCTTGCATACGACATAAAATCGGTAACACTAATGTTGCAGAATTGACTTTTACTTCGCTGGCATCTGCAACACAATCTTCATGTACTAAATATTCTGAAATAAGTGCCGAACAGTCATTTAATGTGACATTCTCGATAGCACCATAATTTTTTCCGGGAACTTGACATTCAATAGCGTAATGTAAATAATTAAATGCTATCTTTGCCCAAGACCACATCTGACCATTATACATACCGCCCTCATCAGGTATATCACCAAGATCATCTACTTTTTCAAGATCCACACCTAATAAGCCAGTACCATTCTTCTTTGCGGAATCTCCTCTTGTAAAATCGGTTGCAAAAATACTTTGCAAGCCACCTGAAATGCCTATGGAACTATTAGTAGAATCGAGGTTTGTCTGATCCTCACTTGTTTGTTCCCCATTAGCCTGTTCATCAGTAGGCTGTTCTTCTGAATGTTGATTATCATCGGATTGTTCTTCAGTAGACTGATTATTGTTAGATTCTGTTTCTGTACCAAATAAGACATCTAAAAGTGCCTTATTTTCCTTTATATCACCGCTATCAACACTCATATTATTCAATCCGGACATAATAGGTGATAGCACAGTTTGGGCATTTATAGCTTTAAGTAATACGGCAAGTTCTATTTTATCGCCTTTGAAGTTAGTGATCTGTTCACCAGTACGAGTGTCTTTTACTGGGGTATCATTTACAAACGAAAAATAAGAAGAAAAGTTATCACCCTCTTGCTTAACTTTAACATCAGCCATATCCCAGCCTGACATCGGAGATGACATAGATTTAAGAAATCCGTCAAGCCAGCTAAAAAGTTTTTTCAAAGAAAAACCCGAATCTGCCATTCAAACTACCTCTAAAATTAAAATAAAACCCTACAGGTATTGGTTATAAATCTACCTGTAGGGTTGTTTTGAATACTCTAAATTAAAGTAATATTAAATTACTTTTGAGTTCTGCGAGTAGCAGATACTCTGCGAGTAGCAGAAACTCTACGAGCAGGGGCAGGTCTGCGTGTAGCGGCTAATCTACGAGAAGCGGCTACTCTACGAGCCATAGGTCTGCGAGCAGAAATTCTTCTACCAGCTCTTACGGAACGAGCAGACTTTCTCATTCTTCTTGACTGCTCTACAACTTCCTCATCACCTTCGGGTGTAACTGTGTACTCATCATCACCTACGGTGAATGTTACCTGATCTTCATCAACGGCAACATCAACGGGTAATCCTGCAACCTCTGATACGAGTTCCGCAACATCTTCTGCTTCGAAAAGGAGTTCGGTAGCGGCATCATCCACAGTAACATCACCAGCACCATCAGCCGGAGTGTCATCAGTAGGAATATCTTCGATTGCAATATCTTCGATTTCATCATCAGCCTTGACTGATCTTCTGCGAAGAGCTTCACGAGATGCACGAACAGAACGAGAAGGGCGAACATTTCTGCTTGCTCTGATTGTCTTTGTGTACTTCATGTTTGTGTCTCCTTCTTAATTAAGAACTACTAATTTTGGTTTTTTGGCTTCTAACTCTGTACGAATAGCCTCTAACTCTGTATTGGCTTCCTGCAAAAGTATATCGCCATCAAGTGATACATTGGAACCCTCAACGGTATATTTACTTCTTGACCTACCTAAAGCCTTTTTCATGTGGGCTTCTGATAATCGCAATAAGTAATCTATCCAAGTATCATTTTGGATCTCACTTACATCTTTATAATCAGGAGTGTAAGTGATTGTTACTTGTGTCGGCATTGGATCTCTATGAGCGCAATAGATAACTTGGTTATCTATATCAAATCTCCATTGGAAATCTGTTGCAAGTGTATTACGGACTTGTGCCATAGCCATTTCAGTCATTATCGGATCAATATTCAGTGATGAAGTCTGACCGATTGCTGAATAGGTATTGACCGCCGCCGCTACCTGAAAGACATTTCCGCTGTCGATTGAACTCATTGTAAGTCCAATTCGAGGATAGGCGGCTTGGACATTAAGAACCTTTTTGGTGCTAATACCTAACTTAACAAGATCTAATCTTCTCTGATAAGGTACTGTCTTATCTACTGGGGTTTTCATGTACCTTTTCAATTCACGGAACGCAATCAATACGGCTTGTTCAACTTGTAAATCTTCAACATTCTCATTTGAAGGTATTCCAAGCCTGAAGCTGACTTCCTGAACAACCTCTTGCATATCCATAAACGAACTCGCCTACCTAAAATTAAATATTACTGACCGGAGCTTCCACCAGTAACAAGTTCGAAACCCTGCTCTTTGAGTGCAGAATTAAGCTCATCAGCGTAAAGAACCTCGTCATCGGTTGTAACCCAATCGTAAGAACCTGACTTCATAGCCTGACGAAGTGCGGCAATAAGACCGGGGTGAGCGACCTGTGCGTTAAAGAACTGCTGGAGCGTTGTAGCATAATGGAACTCGCCATTGTCCCAAACATTAGTGTCATAATAGGTTCCCTCAAACTTAATGTTATCAGAAGCCGTATTAGCAGGATTCCATACGCCGAAAATCTGCTGTGTTGCACTATCGTTTGCAAACTGTGTGGGAGCTGTGTAAGTAATGGTGATCGTAGCCATAACTTTAATTGCCTCCTAAAATAAATTTGTTTTTCTCCGATGACCAGTCGGAAAAGTCAAATTTCACTTCTGTATATATATAAGGTTAATTTATTTTAAGCCTAAAATCAACAGAATCACAATTTATACTCAAAGTCGTAAAGACTTAAAATGAACTCAAATATCTCAACATAGTTCATGCACAAATTATATGAATTATCATCATCAGTAAGTTTCAGCTTGCTTGGAAGATCTGTCAGATTTATCGGGATCACCCTCAAAACCTCGGAACCGTCAGAAGTATTATCAGTCTGCGTGTTAATCTTTATTGTTGGAATACCTTTGATTAACGGCACAAAGTCTAATACCCAAGCAGAATCTATGTAATTGATATGAATATCATATAATTCTCGAATGTCGGGATTTAACGCATATAAGGCATCAGCAATATCGTCTGATACCTTATTAAACTCTTTTGCATTTAGAGTAGTTGTTGTAGTGTGCATTAACTTCATAATAAGCTACTTATTTAAATTTCTACCCAGATCCGGAGATCATCACAAATATCGTAAAGTCTCTCTAACATATAATCAACATTATCAACGGCTTCTTCATAAGTCATATCATATTCATCATAGTTATATAAAGAATCACGATAATCTGCTAACTCTGTTAAAGTTTCCTGTAAATCATCAGAATCAAAATATGTCGGCATAGCCTTATTGATCTCTGTAAAACAAGCAACCAAAGCATCAATTACACGATCAGGATCCTCGGAATCAATAGCATCTCGTAATGCTCTACCAAATTTAAGAGTATATCTCCAGTTACCCATAAATAAATTCTCCTTATAGTAGGTCTATTTGCCAAATGTGCTTACAGGTTATTTTACTTTAACAACAAGCCCATTCTTGACTAATGCTTGTGCATACCATCTATGCGGTTCAGGATAGTGAGGACCTTCAAGATAAACAACACCATCAGTTATTGGTTCACCAAAGCCGGGTTCATATATCTCAACTTCTTCACCATTCGCAACGGCTTCTTTCAGTGCCTTCTTTGTCCTAAAATTCTTTACAGTATATGTAGCCTGTATATAATTTGAAGGATATTTAGTAAATCTTCTTGTCATAAATGAACTCCCTGATAAAGTTTTATTACATCAAACTCCTGTAAGCCTATCTAAATAAGTATAGTACAAATTCATACGATTATCTGATATATCATCGTTCCAATCGTCTGTACCATACTGAATACATCTTTTTAATTCCCTGATAGCATCCGGAACTAAATCGGTGAGTGGTTCAGATGAGAGATTTTTGAAAAATTCTTCGCCCTCTTTCTGATAATCTCCCCAGCCCCCTAAAAGTTCCTGATCTACACCGTTGATTGAAGCATCTACGATAGCAACGCCTAACATAATGTCAAATTCATCACCATCATCAAATAAAGACAAGACAAAATTACGGAGCGGATCGGTGGTCAGGTATCGGGATAGCTGATCGCAAGCATAATCATTCTGTAAAACTTTATAACCCCAAGCACCCATAATTATTCTCCTTTAACTAAATTATGCCAGTCCATACATTTCAGCCATTTCACCACTATCTACATAATCCATAGCATCATAGAATGTTTCAAAGGATTCAGTGAGTTCCGGAAACTTCAAATCACCAGTAAGCGGAAAATATGTTACTTCCCAAACCAGCACATCTGATTTTTCATCATATTTAGGAATAATATCTATGCGATAATTGCCTTCGTTACGATAATACTTACTGAAGGTCTGATATTCTCCGTCAATATAAATCTTGTGTCTCTGTTGTCCCCATTCTTTGCCAAAATAAGGATTAGTGTATAAACTATCAGATCTAATGTACTTTTTCATTACCTTAACCTCGGCATATATTTTGTTACAAAATCTCTATAAATACTCTCACTGGTGTTGCCAGCAAGGAAACCATCAAGCTCCATCAACCACTGGTATACAAATTCATCATCGTCATCTTCGTACTGTTCTCCCCAGTATTTAGCGGTGAAGTCTTTGAATACATCCATGTTTCTTTCAATGAAATCAGTCCAATTACAGGTAAGGGTATCTCTACCGAATCTTGCGACATCAACATATTTAATAATTCCGTTGCAGAACTTGTCAAAGTAATCCTTGTCATACGGATCATAACAAACTGTGATTGTTACATCATAAACGGTGTCATAAGTATCAAAATCCTCTTGTGAAGAATTGATTACTTCGGATAATTTAGTCATAGGCTACCCTCCAAATTAAATATTATCAGTAATATCTCTGTCATCTTCAAATTCGCCACCGATAACGCCGATAGCAGAATTAAATGTATCAGACAGTTTGTTCAGAAGGTCTAACGCATCATCATACATACCTTCACGACCTAATCTTTCAACACCAGCCAAGATATAACTGAAATCTTCTTCTACACGGTCTTGTAGATCTGATAGCTCATCAATACGAGGATCCTCAATGTCCTCACCTTTTGCCGCTTTAATCTGATCAAGTCTGTGAGCGCCCATAACCTTTTTACTGGCATCTACCCTAAACTTTCGTGTCATATAGATTTCTCCTTAATATAAGTATTTACTATAAAAATAAATTCATATCTATAAAAGGTTATATATTATATTAACGATTTTCGCCATTCCCAAGTAATCGTACCGGAGTCATAGACCTGTGCATATCCGTGAGCTTCCATGATTTCTCGCTCGGTTTTAGTAAGATCAATAGTATCATCATGGAAGAACCTTTTAAGATTATGCTTTTGGGCATTTACTCTGTTATAGGCTTTATTATCATCAAGATTTACCCATACATAACTTTCAGAACTCCTGCTGATTTCAGTAAACCCCAATGTAGCATACATAGTACCCCTTGTATGAGATCTGTCAGAAAAGGAACGGATTCGATTAGGATTGTACTCTTTGATAAAATGCTTAAACAATCTTGAAGCACCACCAATAACTGATGTATTCAGTTTATTACAAAACCTTACAAGCTCCCAGCAATCGGATAAATCTTCAGTACCTAAACCCATAGTATTACGAATTTTTCCGAAAGTCATAAGTGATACCAGCTCATCCTGATAATATAATCCATATCTAATCTTGGAATGAACACCACTCTGCCTATGATTATTCTGTAAAAATTCAAAAGCAATCTTACTTGGAACTTCTCTGATCTCACACTGTCTTGCATAAATCTTATCAATATTACAACCGAGCAGATTTCTTAACATAGATATAATGATGGGTTTCTTATGCGACCACTCATACCCGAATATATGAAATAGGAATACACCCTTTTCTTCACACATATTAGTTTTCATCTTATGATAGCTGGGCGGAGTAGGCATATTGTTATACGCTCCAAAAGAGGAGTTATGCGTAGATGTAGGGTTCATTTCAATACCTATTTTATATTCCGGTAAATAGACATCAATCTCATAAGGACTAATAATACTACGATTGTGTCTATCTATTTGTATGTCAGGCTTAATACTTTTAAGTACATCAATCAATTCATATTCCAAATACGACATAGTATATTGCACTAAATCAGACTTACCCTGACGGACTAAATGTGAATGTATAGAAGAATCATTTACCCCAAGTGCTTTTTCTAATTCTCTGTAATTTGGTTTATGATCAAAATGATTATTGATGTAGGCTTCAGGATTATCTAAAAATTCTCTCCAATCATTTATCTTGCTTGGATCTGTCATAACAGATTCTCTATAATCCCAAGTTTCGTTATAGTGTGATACCCCATGCCTTTTCATCATAGTATCTGCAATCTTCGCTTGAACAACTGGAGATTTAGCCGGGTTGTCGTAGCCATAGCGTTCAATATTAGTATCACGCCACTTTGCTTTAATCTCATCAGATTGTAAAGCATTAGATACCCCGTATCGTTCCTGCATAGTATTTTCAGCTTTTGCACGAATAGTAGGATTCTGCATAGCATATTCAGCACCATATCGAGATAAATTAGTATCTTTAATTTGCTGGACTACATCAGGGTTCTGCATAGGTGAATCATACCCAGTATGCTCTTTATAAGTTTCCTTAATTTTAGATTTAAAATCATCAGATTGCATAGGGTTTGTTATTCCATAATGCTCAAACAAAGTATCTTCTGACTTCTTCTGAATGTCAGGATTCTGCCTTGCCCAATCTGTACCATACTTTTCACGATTAGTAGCAATAGCTTTACCAATATAGGCATCTGTCTGAACAAATCGTTTTGCCCCATAGCGTTCCTGATTAGTAGCATCTACCTTTGACTTAATCTCAACGCTCCGCATTGGGTGATCTACACCATAGTGTTCTATCAAAGTTTGCTTTGCTTTCTCTCTACATTCTACTCTTTGAAAGGGATTACCGTCTTTAAACGATGCTTTTGTTTTACATTCAGGAGAACAGGTTTTAGCAATATCGTCAATGTTTCTCCCGGACTTCCAAAAGATTTCAAACGACTTTCCACATATAACGCAAGTCTTAAAATGTCTATCTCCACAAATCTGCTGGGTATTATTCTTTGGTATAAAAGACTTCCCACACAATATACATACCTTCGAACTACTACTATATGCGGCTACCGATTGCTGATGTGCATATTTAACAGTACATTCTTTTGAACAACACTTTGAATATGTAGGAGTACATTCTGATTCATACTCCTTACCACAAATCACGCACTTACGAATAACTTTCTTACCACAATATTTCTGCCGTGAACATTTAGGTATAAAAGTATCATTACATATAGGACATACTTTTGCTTTAAACATATCCATCACCTCACTAATTTCCTGATAATAGGATAACACTTAAAATAGAGTTGTGCAATATGGTATAGTAATCATATACTCAACTATAAATAACTTCGTAATGTTAAATAAATCAAAAATAAAACACCCCCAACTTTCGTCAGGGGTGCAATATATAAAAGAAGTGAAATTCTGATTTGATTTAAAGTTGCCGTGACTGGTCAGGTCATAGCAACTGAAACTCTAATTAAATTAGAAAGAGCCGAGGATCTTACCAGATACGATGGTTGCGGGATTGACAATCTTTGTTCCGTACATCGTAGCAACGCCCTGCTGGACAGAGGCATTGGCAAGTCCGATAGCATCTGTATTTACCATAGGCATATACTCACCATAGAGGGCAGAACTACGCCTAATATCCTGACTCTTAACACACATAACCCAAGTATTTGTGTCATAGTTAGGATCACAGATAATCTCAAACTGATCGAGCTTACCGAGCTTATAAGGTCCAACATTCTCGCTTGCGGAATCAGCAACGAAACCGTTGAGCATCTTGATATACTCTGCAACAGTTGTACCAACGATAAGTCTGTTACCAACTGCAAGTCTTGTCTGCTGATAGATCGAAGAAGAAGCCTGACCTAACTTTAACTTAAACATGTTGAGGTAATCAGAAGGTACTACTGCACCAGAGAGAACAGGTGCGGCATCCCAGTTGAACTGGGGCTTATAAGTAGCGGCATCACGGAGCTTACCAAAGCAATCTGTGTTGATTTCAGCAGTAAGTTCAGAGAAAGCGGCTTCCTTTGCCATATCACCGATGTTTGTTCCCCACTCTGTTGAAGCGGCAAATGCAGAATAAATAGACCAGTAGCAAGCAAGCTCGTGAGCTTCTGCAATCATGTTGATCTCATCCTGCTTGAGATAGATCTTACCCATCTTTGCACCATAGTTGCCAGCGGCATCAGGTCCTACTGTCTCGTTGTCATACTCATAAGTAGCAACGATATTAGCGGTAACACCAGTACCCGAAATAACACCAGTAGCGTAGTTGATTTCAACATTAGCGAGCTTGGAGCCAGAAGCATCAAAGAACTCACCGTTGCCATCATCAACATACTTTGTATCGTTGAGAACGATTGTTACAGAACCCGGAAGGATAGGTGTATAAGCGGCTGTACCTGTGTTACTTCCCGATGTTACAGCGACTACCTCATTCTTAACAACCCTGCCACCAAAGTTAGGATCAAGACCTTCTCTGTTTACGAAGGGTGAGTTAAGAATATCACCAGCCTTTGTCTCACCCTTATTTGTCTCGGAAACAACCTTGAAATAAGGGATCATCTGCTGACGGGACTTCATAGCAACTGAACCGTAAACATCAAGAACGAGCAACTTCTGAACGAACAGAGGGAGAAGTTCAAGGAACTCCGGCTTTGCCATGATATTGTTTGTATTTGTAGCACCCATAATGGCACTCATCTTACGAGTGTTGTTAATGAGCTGATTAGCGAAAACTCTTTGTTCAGGTGTAAGGCGAACAGAAGAAGCGGAAATGCCTGAAGGTCTGCGTGTAGCTGATCTTGCTCTTGCACTTGAAGTAATGCTTGTACCAGCACTAATAGAACGAGGTGCAGAATAGCCTACTCTACGAGCAGGAATACGAGTAGAAGCAGTAACACGGCGAGCAGGTGTAGAGGGCATAACTCTACGAGTTGTCTTTTTAATAGCCATAGTTAATTTCTCCTATAGTTTAATAAAGTTTTATAGTGTTGCCAAATTGTTATCATCCAAACCGTCAACTACATCAATAGGCGTTCCCAAGAAGTCATCTTCATCAATGTCATAATTTGGCATTGTGCTTATGTTAGATGTGTTAGTAGCGCCTTGAATAAGGTTCTTCAATTCACTTACCGATGTGGATGCCGTTACTGGCAATTCAGATACAGAAGTTCCCACAGCCGTTGCATAAAGGTCAGCGTATGCTTGCTGATATTGATACAACATTTCTTCACTTGCGACTACCCTTGATTCAAGATCCGAGATAGTCCTATTGGAAGATGATACTAATGAGTTGAGTTGCTTCACTTCTTCATCACGGTTTGATGCATCCCTCTTGGCGTTTGTACTTGCAACAACGGTTTTGTCGAGTTCCTTACGCAATCCGGAGATCGTGGCATCTCTATCTTTAATATCTGCTGAAGAACTTTCAATCTTCTGTCTATATATAAGGTTATTGTTTTTTACCTTCTCTAATTCCGAAATAATTTCAGAATTTTTGTCTTGCAAAGCGGTACGACTTGCTTCCACTTTGCGTAAATCGGATTTAAGTTGAGCATTGGCTTTTACGGCACTATTGCGAGAAGCTGTAATCTTTTCAAGCCTTGTCTGCATTAAGGTATTCTGACTTGCAGTAATTCTCTTTAAACTCTTAATCTTCCTCTCGTATGTAGCCGTAACCTTTTTAAGTTCTAATTGAGTAGAAGCCAAAGTGCGTTCTAACTCTTTGCTCTTCTCACATTCCTCAATATACATATCTGTCATAGCCCGAAGTTTCTTTGCAGTAATGGTCTCCATTTCCTCCTCGGAACATTCAGGACAAAAATCATCAGGGGTGCCAATATCCTGCTTACGAGCTTCGAGTTTCTTATACTCTGCCGAATGAGGATTGAGCGTTGCCTGAATCTCATCAATGGCGGTTGTAGAAGAAATATACTTTAAGTTGTTATCAATAGCTTGCTTAATCTTTCTATATTTAGGATCAGAAGTAGCGGCGATTTCAAGGAACTCCGGTACGGCATCGTTATATGCTGGGAACGCTACAAGATCGAAACCTCTGAAAATAAAGGTGTCAGGATCAACATTACCTTGGGCATCAACATCACCAGCGCCACGAATGGAAATACCAAACTGTACGCCAGCGTCAATAAAGGACTTAACAACCCTACCAACAGGAGTATCAATCAAGTCAAATGTACCGTAGATCTCATCATTATCCTTGATTTCCATAGATGTCATAACAATACAACCGTCTTTGAAATCCTGACAATTTGGATCTTCAGGGTGTCCGAGGAAACCAATGTAATATCTATGCTCCATAGCATCCTTATACTCATCAGAATCCAGCAACTTCTCGAACAGTTCTCTGTCAAGTTTCATATCGTTATTATTTACAACGGCGGCATCACAGCATTTTCCAGTAAATGTACCTAAAATTGTGTTGCCAGTGCCAAGGGTTGTTGTAGTTGACTTAATCTTTCTTTTTGCCATTCAAACCATCTCCTTAAAGGTGTCAGTCATATTTATAATCAAGACTGTCATAAAAATTAACATCAAAATAATCTACCATTGAATTGCTATTATCATAATTAAAGGAATCAATCAGACCACGAAGATAATCTAACGGATCACTATTGGCTAACGGAATAGGAGCAAATTCGGCTGATCTATAACTAATCGTAGGATAGGTATTACTACCACCACTATATTTCTCAATAATCTTATCGTATTGAGTAGCAAAGAATTGAGATAAATCTTCCTTACTCATACCATCAAAGAATGAATCTATATCATATGTCCACTGATACTTACCATTCTCGTCATAATATCCCATCATTTGTTGATTTCCAGCATACTTCCAAGGATTTGCTACATACATAGTAACAAACTCATTTTTGGAGATTAAATCAGAAGTGTGCATCCAGACTACAACATCTAAAGATTGCCCACCTGAAAACCTTGAAATCCTTGCACTAATCTTATAGCCCGGAAACTTCTTCTTAAATTGGGTTCTGATGATTTTAGCAATATCCTTAATATCTCTATGGAAATCAAGGTTCTTGCCTTTCCAGCCAGTCGCACCCATATAGCCATCAAAGGTTTCACCGCCAGCTTCGTATTCAGTATCAAATTTGATGTATCTTTTCATAATGTAATCTCCTGCAATAAACTATCATATTATTATATAAGGTGATTATATATTTATAGGCTTAACTCCACTGCTCGTCACCCTATACGGGTATTCCATTGACTTCCACAATGTTATTTATGCTTACTGGGGAAGGAGTTTTGACATATTCATCTCTGTCATCGAGGAACATATCAGGCGTAACTTTTACTTTCAGTATATAGCCGCCATCTTCAGGAAGATACCAGCCGGGGAACGACTTGTGATAACAAGTTAAACCTCGTGTAACTTCATCTCCCAAATTCATAGATAAGTTAGACTTGATCTGACCTGTTTTTAATATGTACTCATACTCTGCCACGCTTACCGCACGATATACATATTCAAGTGGAACTGGTTTTAATATATCTTCGTTGTATTCTGATAAATTATCTTCGGGTGTCATCCATGTAGTTGTAATGAATTGAATACCATTATCAGTATTCTTCCACCTACCATTGTAAAAGAAATTAAACAAATCCTCATAAATATAATCAGGGCAAATGCTTTTATATTCTTTCCATGTTTCATCATACAATCTCTTATATTCAGCAGAGTTTTTAGCAATCGGCTGAATATCAGACATCTTGGTAGATGCGTATATCGAGCGACTGGATTTAGATGATTTAATATAAAGTTCGGTAGCCGATACAATATATTTTTTCATAGACAAACCGCCTATTAAATGAAGTCGCTTATACTCATTCCCGGAGCATCCCAAGGGTTTGAAGGACCATAATCACCACGAGTAGAAGAAGGGTAATCATCTTCATAATCATCGTCAAAGTCATCTTCATAATACTGGTGATCATCATAGGGATAATTAAACGCACTGGTGGAGTAGAATGTACTATACTCACCTCTTGTTGCGTACTCCGTACCTCGATCATCAGTTTCAATAGTATAAGTTTGAGTATCTTTTCTACTCCTACCCATATCCTCGCTGATCCAGCTTTCAGTTATCTTGCACTTATTACCATTACGGCTGATAACTGTAAAGTCGTGACCGTCAATATCCCAAAACATACCTACTTGGATTTTCTTGTTAGGAAGAATCTCTGTTGCTCTAATATATCTTTTCATATGCTCACCTATCTAAAAATGATCTTATTGAGTAGTTGTCTCCTTATGCTTTATTTTAATAATGTATCTGCAACATCTTTCCCAAGAAGTTTGCTGGTAAGTCGTACCATACCACCAACGGCTAATGTTTTAAGCGCTTCACTGATAATGCCACCTTCAACGGTTTCCTCATCAAGTTCGGTGTACTCAACATCATCAAGTTCTTCAAAAGTGGTTTCATTGATTTCAGAAACTTCATCAACTACTTCCGATTCAACTTCTACTTCTTCGGCATCTGCTTTGCTGATTTCATAGGTGGATTCCCCAATAGTGATTGTAACAGCACCACCATCTTCATTGATAATAATGTTCTTGTCAGACAGTTCATCTATCTGTTGAAGAAAGTCTAATAATGATGCCGTAGTAAACAAAATCTCGTTATCCATGTAAGTCATCTCCCTTTTATTGTCTACTATATCTTATTTCATAACCCTCAATTCGAGCATTGGTGACTAAAATTGAGTGGTGCATAATTGCCATTTTTAATGTATTACCATCAACTCGATATATCTGACCGTCTGCACCTTCAAGTTCGTAGTATGCAACCTCTCGATCAGGCTGAACATTCTTCCAAGGGTACATAGCCTGTTCCATCATCTTTTGACTGGTCCATCTGCCAGTCTGTTCCATGTGGCTTACAATCTTGTAATCCTGTCTTGGCAAACTTTCAGTGTTGTAATAAATTGAGGCTCTTATATATCGTTTCATATCAAGATTGCACCATCTCGCATAATTCATCCCAAGTTGGAATTTTATTCAGCATACCCGGCTTCAAACCGATCATCTTGTATGTACCGTAATTATATGGGAACTCGCCTAATACAGTAAATACGCCACTCAACTCCTTTATAAGATCATCAGATATAAAGTCCTGCAAGAACATTCCACTATAGCCGGGGAGATTGATGGTTATATCGCCCCAGTTTTCATCATTGGTAAGATCATATAAAAATAATGCCGTGTCACCACCATAGTCATAAGATTCCTGATATAACGCACAGGTGTTACCATAATCGTTGACTGTAATAAGTTCCTTACCGTTAGGGTATTGTGTAAACTTTCTACCCATATTAGTACCATCTTCTTTCATAGCAAACACAGTCTGCTACATTTTTAGCTATATCTAACCCATAAGTACCTTTTAATTCTGCTACTATAAGTGACCACCCTGCATCTGAATCTTTGTAGGCATCTACTAACTGATCAAATTCTTGTGAAGATATTTCACGATGCCCGATGTAGCTATTTTCAACTGAATCCGCCCTTACATATCCTTGCGGATATTTAGTAAATTTTCTTCTCATGTTTAATTACTCCTTAAAATTTCGTCTACTGTCATATCTCCGCCTTGGCGATGTATTGGAGCAACACCATTCTGACGCAGAATTGCATTTACTTCGTCATCACCAAGAAGTTCTAATACCTTCATAGCCCCTGTAATTACCCAAGGTACTGTATCGGGATTTGGATTTGTACGATATTTATAATATCCATCTTTTGGAAGATAAGGTAATCCTGCTAATGAATGTTGGTATTTATCAGAACGCTTTGTAATAACATTACCGTCTTTATCAACAGAAGTTCTCATGTAGCCCTGCTCATCAGACTGTGGCTGATAGTCAATATTCATAACATATTCGCACTTTGCCCAAATAAAATCTTTGGGAAATTCGGCTTCACCCGTTGCCTTATTCTTACGATCAAACTGTTTAGCTCTTGGAATATCCCCTAAATGCCAGCCGGGGCGAAATGATAAGGTCTGACCGCCCTTGGCTTGTTTTACTTGTGGTCTGCCAGTTTTAGATAATCCAGCAAATTCACCTTCTTCAGCTTCAAGCCAAACACCAACAGGTGTGTCTTTACCGCCAGCATTTGCAACCATAGGTGGATAAAGTTTGCCATTCTTCACACGAAAAACTTTATAAGCGACACCCTTCTTAACATCGTCATAGTAAGCCTGATCGGTTGCAATAGCGGCGCTAATATATCGCTTTAAAATTTTCATAGGGCGTTCTCCTTATAATATCTATAATATAAAAGGTTCACACAATCTCCCATACTTCGACAGGATATTGTGATGGATATAATGCTCTTAATCCATTAAGTTGTTCAAGACCGCCTAACTGTAATTTCCATACAACTTGAACTACTTGATTTACACCCACACGAAGAATACTCCGTTGAAGTTCATGGCGGTTATCCTCATCAGACATATCCATCCAAGAATCCGTTGTCTTATATACAACAAATATGGAAGAACCGCTTGCAGGTGCATCGGCAAATATAATTTGATTAGTCTGTTTATTTAATGAGTAGTCAACAACAACTATACCGTCTATCGTAACAGAAGATATGGACAATGCCCTCTTAACAAAAGTAAATGTTGTAGTGGTGCCATCTCCAGTAAAGATTGCTTCTGCACCAATTTCAGAAACCTCAAAATCCGAAGGAGTTATTCTATAACCAGCGAGCAGACCGTTATCCCCACTATCGGTATATCCCGGTTTAGACCATAAGCCAGCTTCAGTGATGTAGATATAATCCCTATCGCCCCTATACTTGCTTAACGCACCAGTAGAGATCATAGTGCTATAAACGACATCTAAAGTATTAGGAACTTCGCTTTGGATCTCGTTAATCATATCTCTGTAAGTAATCGAGGTACGAAGTGTTTCAGGAACAATAACATTAAAGTCATTGATCTTGGCTTGGATTAGCTCACAGTTTACTGCGTCTGCACTATCATAAGTGTAGATAACGGCAATTCTGCTATTTGCTGGAATTGACGGAGTATAAGCAGGAAGATGAATAATGTTGTTAGTAACTGTATAGCCTGATAAAACTATTCGAGGAACACTGGTATCATTCATATCTTGATTAACCACGCCATCAGGATATAAAGTTACTGACACTATGGATAAGGGTGTGGAAGATAATGCAAAGTCTGCGGCAGATCCATCCCAAGTGTAAAAATTCTGCTTTAAGGCACTGGGTTTTAATGAATAGGGATAACCCAAACCAAACCAGTCACGGTTGTTATTAGAATTATCGTCATAACCATCTGCGCCAAAGCCGGGCATTTGATTTACATATTCAGAAAATCTTAATTCTACATTTAAAGTCTTTTCTTCTTCCGTAGCGTCATCAGGGGCAACTGGGGTATAACCTAATGCCTTGGGTACAATATATGTATCTGTATCTACAAGGATTTCCTCTGATTCCTGCGAAGTCAAACCCATAGTACCCAACGAGATATATTGGGGAATCCACATAGATAAAGTATCGGATCCCTGATTAAGAACACCATCACCTACAAGGTAATGTGCTATCCCAGTAAGCAGGGAGTTAGTAGCCGCATTATGACCTGAATGTTCCTGAACTACCTCACCAGTAGGTTCATCAATAATGCGAATAGTTACATTCTGCCTTACATCTAATCTTTTTATTATGTCTAATGGGTTAGTGTTGTTCGTCATACTTTTAATCATCACACACAAAATTTACTGTGTAGAATACTACTTCTTTTCCTGTATTTTCGGCTTTGCGAAGTAAATCTTGCTCAATAGCATATTGCTGATCATCTTCTGCTTGCCAGCCACTTACAGTAACGGGGCGAGTAAACCGTAATTCAGTGCCATCAGAAAATTCTGCTATGGCTTCCCAATGTGCGGATTTGCAAAATCCTGAACTTGCCCCTACATAATTACTCGGATATTTTGTGAATCTCCTTTTAGCCATATTATTTGTTCTCCATCATAAAAGATTATTTGCCGTATATAGCACTATATTGTTCAATTTCACTTTCTGCGATTGCTATGGCTTCGTCTAAATCATAGGCATCACACATCGCAATAGGCTTATCATCATTATTGTAAAACCAATATTTGATTACATAATTTCGTTTAAGCGGTGATTCTACACCAGATCTACTAAATTCTTCTTTTATGTAAAATCTACAATCTACACCCGGAACATCTTTGTACCACACAGTAGTGCCATCTTCCAAAGTATCAGGAGATTTCCACCCTATATATCCTTTATCTGCTATAATATTAGCCTTGATATAGTTACTTGGATATTTTGTGAATCTCCTTTTAGCCATAAGAATATCTCCCTTAAAATAATAATCTGATTTTATAAAAGGTTATATCACGGAGTTTCCGATATGATTCTATATGATATAACTACTGGTCTATTTTTAGCAGGGGCTTGCACGAAAGTTAATGTACTTTGAGCCTTATCCAGCTTATATTTAGAAGGATCCAGTGCTACCCCATTTACAGTTACGCTTATAAGCTCCGTAACAAAAGATCTCAAATTGTATATTGTCTGAACACCATCACTGGCATACTGATCTGTAATATCCTGAACAGTATCATCATTACTGTAATAATAATGGACTATGCCACGATATGAGCTGACACCACCCATAAATATAGAGTGGGTATCTTTCTGTAATTGCTCCGGTTCTAATACCGTCAGATCCTCATCTATTCTACGGTGAAGATTTGGTGTAGTAATACCTTCTTCGTCTTTTTCAATATCTTCGGCGGTTGCTGGTAAAATGGGTACAATACGGAATGTTTTGTTCCGAGCGTTATACTCTATACCGTTAGCCATTTGCATATTGTCTATGTCAGGAGTAGCCATAATTTACCCTCTCATTAAGTAGAAGTTATTTATAATAAATAAAAGGTTTATAGCACTATAACCCATGTACCACCATACCAATATGTGCTACTGTTAGGGGTTGCAATACTTATATTTTTATTATTTGTATCAGTATCAGCAACAACGGCACATTTAACTACTTGGTAATGAAAACTGTTATTACCATTGTAATATCCATAATGATAGGATTGTAAATAAGGAGAATCTGTGACATCTATAACAAATGTCGTATTATCATTACCTGCCGCACCTACAAGTCTGAAATTAGTTATATCTGCATTTTTGAATACAAAAAACTGTATCCCAGTATTATTGTCAGTGGTTAAGGTATTAAGTGTCAGCACATCATTTGCATTTGCGGATACTTCGCCATAGAAAAAGTAGGTAGATTGTATCGGAGTTAATGTGGTGCTATTTAGTGTAATAGACAAGTATGCACTTGTAGGCATACTTCCTGAATATATAAATACATAATACTGAAAAGTACCGCTTTCGGTGAAGGTATATGAAAATGTCCGAAGGGCATTTCTATTGGCACTTTGGGCAAATAATACTTCGGGGAGTGGTTTGATAATCTCTCCGTCAATAACAAGGCTGTTAAGTAATTTCTTTCCGTTCAAATACAAAGCCATAGTCTAATTCCTTTATGATGTTTTAGTGTAACGAAGTATGAACCCAGTCATTTTGTAAGTATTATTTGCATTATAAAAAGCGATTAACTTATTGTTCGATATAAATACATCTACCGCTCTTTCAAGATTTGCAAGTTTTGTCAATGGGGCACTATCAGAATTACTATCAAAAATCTCGCAACTGATAATATTATCAATATCATATATTGTAGTATCATCAATGATGTATGTTGTATAGTCATTTGTTATAGGTGTCCTCTGTGATAAGAAAAAAGTTTTTTCATACAAGGTACTTCCGTCTATCCAAGTTCCAACTATCTGTTCATCTTCTGAATAGTGGTGTGCTGGTACTCCCTGCGGTGTCCATTGACCTGAACCTGCTGTATCGGTGGTTTTGGTGTAGCGGATAGTTACTGATACTTCTACAACGGGTAAATTACCAGTACCATTTCTTCGAGTTACCGTTACTGTGGTTGGATTGGCATCTACTCCGCAAGAATAAGTACCAACAAGTCCAAATGGTAAACTTCTTACATCATTCGTTAGTCTTATATACCCACTGGGCATTTCAATGAAGCTATCCACATTTAAACTTGTAATGTCAAATGGATAACCTGTTGAATCTGATATAGTTACATTCTCCGCCTTTAGTGTTTTTTGGTATAATGGTTTCCCGTCTGCATATACGCCAATCTCTCGCTCATCAAATGAATATACAACTGGCTGAAATCTATCATCCCTACTGTTCGTTATATCAGTGATATTGATAAAACCTACTTTTTCAGCGTCAGATAATGTGTCAAATTCTGCTTTTGTCATTTCTCTGACTACATTTACTTCCGTTGTATCATCAGTAGAATTATCTTCTGAATATGCGCCTTTGAATTGAAGATTAGTTCTTTGAGTAAGGTCTGTACCTGCGTCATCTACAATAGTATGACCACCGTTACCTCCGCCATTAGGAGCATACAAATCAGTATCTACGCTATCTACGCTTATTATTGCGATTTTAGTTCCTGTACTCTGTATTTGTGTTACAGATACAGTTGAACCTCCGCTTTCATTTGCATTAACCCAATTTGATCCATTGTATTTAAGAATCTGATCACTGGTTACTGATGAAATAGTAACATCATCTAAATCAGCTAAATCTTGTGGAACATCTGCACTATCTGCTTTGGTATCAACATCAGATTTAAGTTCGTCAATAGCCGATTTAACAGTAGTCGCTGATAGTCCACTATCCCTATTATCATAAGGAAGTAAAGTCGCTGTACTTGGAGCAGAATTATAAGTTATGTTGTGCTTTATTACTTTTGCCATCTTATAATTTCACCTCTAATTAGTTTGAGTTATTTACAGGGAGGAATATAGTCATATCTCCTGTAAACCATGCAAGTTCCGAACCTACTTTGGTGCAACCCCAAAATAGGTCTAACGAATTGGTAGCCGCCGTAATTACAAACCGCCCGAAATCAAAAGCATTATTCGACACCTTACCCCAAGCTAAAAACATAGCACCATCAATATCATCTAACACCCCTGATGGAAATATATACATAGGTGCATAATCTGTGCTTGAAAATTGAGATGTTGGATGAACTCCGGTGAGTTTTATCTGCCATAATACCGCAGTACCAAAATCTACTTTTGTAACCCTCGCTGGGGTTGCTGAATCTGACTGAACATTAGAAGTTGCAGTGCTGTTATAAACCGTAACAATAGGGGAACCTGCGTCTGCACCATTTACCCAATTAGAACCATTATATTTTAAAATCTGCCCCGTAACTAAACTTGAAATATTTACATCAGATAAATCTTCTAAATCTGCAACAACAGATGATGCTCCATTCACCCACTTGCCTGTATTTGTATCATATGTAAGTGTTTGACCACCGACAAGAGTTTGAGCATCTATTGACACATCATTGAGGTCAGATAACGAAGAAGCACCTCCGCTTGTAGAGATTTCATCTATCGCACTTTGAACATCAGTTGCAGATAAACCGCTTATAGTATTGTCATAAACAACTTCTTCTGCGGTACAAGCGATAGTAGCGCCATCGGTAATGTAATAAACAGTATCATTATCTTTTACCGGAATAGCGTCATATTGTGCTTGTGTGCCTTCCCAAATATTAGCAGAGCCAGCATCAGCATTAACCCAAGTACCTGAATTATATTGCAATACCTGACCAGTAGTAGCGGAAGATATAGTAACATTATCTAAATCTTGAAGATTTTGGGGGACATCCGAAGTATCAGCTTTCCCTGCAAGTAATGTATCAGTTTCAGATTTATCATAATAATCAGTCATATCAGGCAGATCGGAAACATCTGCCTTATCATCTAAAAGATTATCAGTTTCAGATTTAGTATAGTAATTACTTAAATCTCCGCCGCTTTCATTAGCATTTTCCCATTTCTGTGTCGTTGAATTGTATTTAGGTACTTGCCCATTTTGAACATTATTTAAACTAACATCAGTAAGATCAGCAAATGAAGATGATCCACCGCTTTCATTTGCATTAGCCCATTTATAACCGTTGTATTTTAATACCTGCCCGACAGCCTGATCCGTAAGTTCTACATCAGACAACTGGTTTAAGGAAGTTGCACCGCCACCACCGCCACTTTCGGCAATCTCATCAATAGCTTCCTGAACATTGGTAGCGTCTAACCCACTATTAAAATTATCATAGGGCAACATACTTGCTGAACTTGGGGTGGAAGTATAATCAATATTATTTTTAACTATTTTAGCCATACAACACTACCTCTACGATTCTTCTTCAGGTAATTCTATAAGTGTATTAGTTCCTACGGCATAATAATTCTTATTATTAGTGGATATTGTATTTCTGTAAGTTACATTAGAACAACTACAGAAAGAATCTAATTTAGAGAAATCTCCTGTACTTGAAACTAATATACTCATAGGAGCAAAAAATAGATCAAAATTGTTTAATTTATAATTTGCAAGTTTCTTTACCTGATAATTAGTTATGCCGTTATCCACACATAAAATATTCATAGATTCTATACTCCATGAAGTATAAAGTGTAGATGTTTTATCAGTATTCCCAAGCATACCGAAGTAGTCATGACCTTGAGAATCTATGTGCCAATAAATGACACCACCAAGTTGCCCGTTTTCTCCAGTACCGTCTACTGGGCGTATAGATAAATAATAAGTATCATCAGTACGATAAAGTGTTACATTCCAGCCCCCGGAACGATGGTTCCATGTGGTGTATAAATATGCACCAGTAGATAACACCGTAGATGGGTTATCTACAGCAGATATACTTAAATTCACATAAAATCGTTGACTTCTACCATATGCCGCTACAGAAATATTGAATTTATTATTTACTATTATTGTGGTGGTTCCTGCCGTGTATGAAAATCTATTATCATACTTACTCAACATTTGATAAGTCATATTAGCCGCCGATGTAGCAACCTGATCCCACCCCATCAGATCGGGAACTCCATAACTAAATACCTCTGTCATCGCCATCACCCTCCAATCCTTACCAAACTATTCGTTCCGATAGCATAATAATTAGAGTGATTTATAGAAAGAGTAGAATCAAAAGTAGCATTAGAGCAACTTCTGACTTCAGTTAATGCTTGATAATTTCCACCATTATCTGCAATAATGCTCGTTGCGATAAATACGATATTCTGATCTCTCAATGCAAATTGAGCGTGTTGTTTTACTGTGTAATACCGATTTTCAGGCGAAGTTGACTTATCCGTAAAATTCATACTATCTAATTGACCTGAAGATGTCCCACTGACCGCTACTCCCAAATAATCTTTATTATTATCATGTATCCAGCAAAACCCGGTAACAGGTGTATTTGCGGCATTATTTGTTTTCAAAAGAAAGTAAAACATTGTTGTAGATACTATCACCGTTACTGTATAAGTTACAGTATCTCTTATAGGAGTAGTTCTACCGTCTATTTGAATATAGTTATTACTATCCAAAGTAAAGTTCATATCAAAAGAATTATTAACTCTGATAGATGTTGCTCCTGATGTATATGCAAATCTATTATCATACTTACTTATGATAGCATAGATATTTGTAGCCGCTGTTGCAGGTGGTCTGCCTAATGTAATTATGTCATAATATATCTGCATTTCAATTATCCTTCCGTATAAGGTAATATTTCCGCATTTGCATATAAAGTTCTCAATGAACCACCATATTGAGTTATTGCACTGCCCTCTACAACAACTTTAACTGCACCAGCCATTTCTGATATTTTAAGGTTTTCCCCTAATGCGGTAGCAATCGCACTTACTGCTTGCTCTGAATACAGTTTATTATCTTCTGATGGATTAGCAACCGGATATACAATATCATTTCCATCAGGAATATTTTCAGCTACACTTTCAGCAGGAACCCAAGCCATTAACTAATCCTCACTTTTACAGGCAGATCATTTGCCTGTTCTTCAAACCCAATTACTGCAATCCCCGGAGTTATTGTTATCGAAGTAGGGCTAACCCCGAAAAATGCACTGTCTACAAAAACATTTATTGTAGAATTTGGTGTTATTACGGAGTTCTGAAACCTAATACTTGTACTTCCAGCAGGTAAAATTCCAGCTATATCTGTCCAATAGATATTAGTTGTAACGATTTCGGTAATCGCTGATTGAACAGTAGTTGCGGTCAATTTTGTATTTGCATTATTATAAACTATGGCATCAGCATTAAATCTTTGAGCTGGGGCATCCGTAATATAATAAACAATATTAGGATCCTTCTCGGTAATGGCATCATACTCTGCTTGTGTACCTTCCCAAGTGCCAGCACCAGTTTCGTTTACCCATTCTTCACCGTTATATGTTAATACCTGATTTACAGTAGGGTTGGAAATGTCTACATCTAAAAGTTCATCTAACCGGGAAATACCACTTGAATCATCAGCGTTTACCCACTTACCAGTTTGGCTATCGTATTTAAGAACTTGACCACCAGTTACCCCAGTAATGTCTACATCTGATAAATCATTCAATACACCTACGGTACTAACTACACTATTTATCCAGTTCCCCGAATCCACATCATAAACCAGTGCTTGTCCAGCAACAGGATTATCAATATTAACATTAGTTAAATTATCAAGGCTGGGAGTGAATGTGGAAGAATCAACATTATTCCATTCCATTGTTTCAGCATTATATTGTAGTACCTGACCGCTGGAAGCACCGGAGATATTAACATTCTTCAAATCATCAATATTGCACTCACTGACATTCTCAATATCGTAAATATAGCCATCAATACTAACAGCATACAGAAGTCCTGCGGATTCACCCTGATAGACTTGGATAAAGTAGTCTAAATTAGTAACGATATAATCATCATCGCTTGTACCCAATACATTATCAGGTCCTACAAGTGGGTTGGCGATTACTACTGTTCCACCGCCATTAATTACATTATGACTGGCGATAGGGCGAGCATAAAGTTCGTTTATGGCATCTACTATGGTTTTGGCATTAGTGTTTAATTGTGGAAAGGGAATAGTAAGATTACTATACTTCAAAATAGTCGAAGTATAGTTCTGATCGCCAATCTTTACTAAATCAGGTGTCCGTACTTTTGCACTATTATCTAATGCAGGAAGCACTTGTTTCTTTATATAAGTCAAAGCCTTGTAAAACCTCCGATATTAAATATAAAAGGTTTGAAAAGGCTTGTAATCAATCGCCCTGACTGCTTAAATCCCCACCAACTTCAAGCAAAATATCATCAACCTTCGGTTTCGGATTAGTATAGGTGGATTCTCTATTAGTGTCCAAAGTGTCAACCGCCATAGGTTCAGTAGATGTTTCGCTATCTTGGGTTTGCATATCAATGGTACGGTTATACCTTAAATTATAGTTCGGATCGGTAATATCAACCTCGGTTATCGTGTCCACAACAGGACCGTAACCAATACTGAAAATAGGTTCACTAAACAATGATTTAATAATATGGTCGTTATTAGCAAGCTGTAATGAACTTAATGCTCTATATCCAGCTTCTATAGTAGGCTCTGATTCTGCGGTAGATGATCTCGCATAAACAAGGGATCGTCTATCATTATAATTAAGTTGTTGTTTTGGCTCGTTAGCCATGTGTTGTAATCTTGCGTAGTCATCTCGGCTATAATGTCCTACTCTTGTAGTTCCAATATTACCTAATGAATCACTTGCATTAGCCAGTCTTGCGTCAACCGAAATTTTAGTCTTGGAATCAATGCGTACTCCTGCATGTTGAAAACAATACATACCGAGAGGTCTGACATATTCGATACAACTATCAACTGGCTTTTTATCCGTGAAGTAGATTATGTTAATAAATCCCTTATCAATATCAGATTCGACATAAACAGCATTAGCTGGAATAGATGTATCTTCAAGGCGATCATAATTTATCTCGTTTTCTTCGCCATACGCATTTATGTCTTTTTGTTTAAGATTGACTTCTGCCGCCAATGTTATTCCAATCTTACTACCCTTGTACTTAATTAAAGACATAAAGTAGAGCATGGCAAATCTGTTAAAAGCGGCACAAAATCTGTCATCATATTGATACCCCATAGTATCACCTAAAAGCCACAATAAATCTTTCGGACACCGGAGAGGATCATACAGATCCATCATATTAGTAGTGTCATACTGAATTTTAGACAAAGCGTAGTCAAACCATTTTAAGAAAAACCGGAAGTCGGCGGATTCTTTGTATATTTCGGGTATGGGTATATCTCTTATATTCATTTATGTTACCTTGGGTATGTATCAGCTATCATTCCTTACCATATCTGCGATTTCTTCAAAATCGTTAGCACCTTCAGACAATTTTCCACCAGATACTTCATTCCACTTATACCATAAGTTATCTTGATATTTTCTCCAAGTTCCAGAGCATAACCACCCGGATTCATTTGCCCCTCTTAATGGAGTCTTATAATCAGTATAATGATATACGATTACTTTATCCGGAGAATACCCAGATACAATGCGTACATCGGAATCTTCATATAATATTTGTTTACTTTGAGTTGCTCTGATATATCTTTTCATATGCTCACCTTAATCATCTCACAAATCTTTCCATAATTTATCTCCAATGTTTCTGCGTTTTCAAATCTTCCAATTCTGCAATATGATCATCAATATCATATCCCCAAGATATAGAATCATCTTTCTTACAGAAATTAAATAAATCTAACCAAAAGTCAGGTCCTTCCTTCTCTGTATCAAGATCCCTAATAAGATGTTCTTCCTGCCATGCCACATCGTCGCCTATCATAGCATATTGGTCTAAAGGATCGGTATCTGCTGGATTTGCATTAAGTAACCTTACATCATAATTATCATCATCGCCATAAAAATAAGTACCATCTGCAAGTTGACCATAAAAGATAGTAATTCCGCCCCCAGAATAATCTGCATTAACTGAAGTAAATTTCCATATATTAGACTGGGCAGAACTTTTAATATATCTTTTCATATCAGAACCTCCAACTTTCCTGTTTAACTGGAATAATCATATTACTGAATTTATCACTGACATAGAGATCTTGAATAGCTCTATCCCCATATTCTTTAATTAGGTGTTGATATATCTCATATTTATCTTCTGTATCATAATTAGATATAATAGAATCTATGAGAGTTTCAATCTTGGTTTCAAATAAAATGGAATCCCCTAAATGCTCTAAAGTGCCTGATTCATCATCTAAAACTGTAATACCCTTGGCAGTAAGTTTATTTATAACTTCATCAAATCCAAGTCCAACTTCTTCATCACGGTATTCACCATCCAACAGAAGCCGTACATCTTCAGAGTTTTCGGATAGTTTAGATACCACATTCTCATCTTTGCTTACAAATGCAACATCAATATCAGTCATACCAGAATTTGCAATATAAGCATAATATACTGGTTCTGTAACGATTACATCTTCACCAAGATCATCTTTCCAATAAAGATAGTCCTCAATAAGTCGTTTAATCTCTTTTACTGGATAAGCATAGTATTTTCTATTAGATTCTGAATTAGATTTAATGTACTTCTTCATAACTTATCTCCTTATTGTGTTTATCTAATTAAACATTCAGGTGCAATCCTAATGCAAGTGCTTGCGTTCTTCGGTTCATTATACCTTGCAAAACTAATCGGATTGAAATATTCAGGATCACATTTATGCCACTTGATAACTGGGTTAGATAATGAGCCAGCGTCAAAATAGGCTATATGTGTATCAGATTCTCTAATAATATTAACGATTTCCATGACCGTAGGCTTCTGCCCGAACTCCCTATTAGCAGGAGCATAATACAAAGCCAAGGCTTCCTTTACTTTGGCAATAATATTATCCCCGACATCTTGGGTAACTGGGGTTGTCGTATAGATCTGACCTATTACATAAAAATCGAATACTCGGCAATCACCAAACTGCATATCAACAGACATAGCCTGAAGGGGCTTAAAGTCTTTAATTACATTATCAATAAACAGTTGAGGTGGTCTGTACTTTATAAAATTTACATTATTATCTATTTGTGCCGTTGATACCTTACCGCTACCCCAAACATCATCCTTGAAGTCATTATGGATAGCAAAGCACATAGCGGTATAACGCTTAAAATTAGTAGCAAATAAAGCCTTGGTAGGATCATCAGGGCTAAAACCTGTGTCCAGTACAGATTTCCAATCGTAAATGACAGAGGAAGAACCAGCCGGGAAGTCCGAATTGCTAATATACATCTTTCGCTTTTGAGAATCGGAAAGATTTTCGTCATTGTATATTGCCATATTGATCTCCAAAGCCTTTTGGCAATCAATGACAATGCCGCAATCTACACCAGCTTCACGCTTCAAAAACCTCGTATAGTCAGGTAGTGTTACAAGACTGTCATAAGTATTTATATAATTACGACTATTATAATAAGCCTCTTTTGCGGTTTCAGGGGATCTGCCAGTAACCGTGTAGGTATGGGGAAGTTCTACTGTATTAGATAAATTCGATACAGTAAGATCACCCGAATTATAATCAGGATTGCCTGACTTTGCGAATACCACATCAGTAAGAACATTACTGTTTACACAGCCGATAACGCCTGAACAGTCAATCCAAAAGATTGTAAGGTAATAGCCCTTGTAATTGTCCAGTTGTTTTAGATAATTTGAAATTGTTATTTGAGCATTAGAGTAGTTATCATAAGTAACAGCATATCGAGGTTCAGGAACATCAAACTCTGCAACATTAGAAACCTGAACCCACTGTGTCTTATCAAAGTTAGTTGTAGATAAAGTAGATTTACCCTTAACCCAAATTGCCGTAGTATCTACATGCTGGGAAGGTAATGTGATGACATAATTATTCTTAATTACATCTTTTACGGCAACTGTATAACTTCTTAAATCACCCTCGATAGCAACTCTTGTGCAGGATCCACCGGAAGGTAATGTAACTAAATCGACATCAGAGAATACATTAGTGTAGTTAGCCAGCATACTTCTTGTACTTCTGCTCTCCGCTTCACCATAACCACTTGTCATAGGAAGTATATTATAGGTAATAACCCTTGGAGTATTAGTAATATCGTAAGATGCCGTTAAGGTAGTGAAATTAGCACCATTGAAACCAAAGTCGATAGTCATATTCTCGGAAGTATTATTCCTAAATGTAACCTCGGTTCTTGCGGCGGTATAGAAACCTAAATCATATCCGATAAGTCCGAATATCTTTTCAGCGTCTTTTCTCTGCACTACAGAAGGTGCAAAAATCTCATTAGCAAGATAATCAACATTTACACCCAGCATATCTGCGGCGGATGCCAAGAATTTCGCTAAAACTACGCCCGGATCTGAATCAGCTTCGGGTTTCCATAAGTCCGTGAGTGTTGGAACAATAGACCAAAACTCATTCATAATAGATGTATAATCACGGCTTGTGTAAGAGATCAATTCTCGGTTAGAATCTGAATCAGCCATTGTAATCTCCTATAAATAATAAATAAACTATATAAATAAAAGGTTTAACCCCCATTATCCTCAATCTTCTTCCAGTAAATAGTGTCTTTAACAGAATCATAGTTTAATGAAAACTGTGCGACATCTTTGAATACTGTCTGTAATGCAACAGTCAAAGATAGCGTATTACCATCAAGGGCTGGATTATTGCTGGGATTACCAGTAAACAACAGACCATCAGAATACTGTGTTTTTTCAGGATAGACACAAGGTTCATGTAATCGAAGTTGTTCAGTAATCCGATCACACACAAGACCTCGTTCATTCTCATTATTGTATTTCCATAGATGTCTTTTAAGTCCTACACCAAAATTAGGTTCATTATAAAGCTCTGTGGGTTCAGATAAAATCAATAAACGAGTTCTATTAGCAACCGAAGCGGAATCCTCAATAACGCTAACCTGATTATTGGTGATATTAAACATATTAGGAAACGACCATGATGTTGTCTTTGCCATAAGCCAAACCTCAAAACATTTAAAATTATAAAAGGTTTAATTAGTAGTATTAGGTTTATACGAACCACCTGTCAAACCGATAATTAACCAGTTTGATGAGGTGTCATCTAAACTCGCTATTGCTACCACTTCACCCTCATTGGGCAAATAGGGCAATAACAAAGAAGGGATCCAAGGCAAATCTCTATCAGGCGTGTAGTTTCTAATAGCTTGCCCATTATAATCCGCTTTCTTATATGGTCCGTGAATATTAGGTATTCTTGTTTGGATCATCAGCGTACCATCTCCGGAATACTTTGTACCCTTTACATATCCATATACAATCATAAAAGACCTCGCCTATAATTCTTCAATACTGTTCGTGCATACTTATGAAATTCATCTAACCCCCTATCTGAAATTAAGGTTAAAAATTCCAGTATCAGTCTTTCTGTGTCAGGGTGAAAATGTCTGCCTTTACGAACTTTTGTGTAATAATTTAAAGGCTCGTGTTGTGTCCACTTCTCCTTGCTATATGCTTTCCCTGCACCTATCCAGTCGCATATCATTTCAACAACATAGTTAATGGGGATCTTATTAGCAATAATAGAACCGTCATCCGCAAAATCAGTCCAATACTCCCAGTGATGCTTGTTATGTCCTTTATGATGGAGCCATGCTTTCGAGTACCCTATCTCTTCTTTTTCAGCATTTATAGGACTTCTATTACCCTGAAAGTATTTTGCAGAAGAAGCAAATTCGGCAATACTGAATTTAGATAGATCATGCTTTACGCCTTGCCAAAATATACCACAAGCACTACATTCTTTTAAAACATAATGTCTATGCTTGCATACCGTTTTAAAATGAAGAAAATAAGGTTTAATCATATTCCGTAACTCCCGTAATTAGTAATGCTCACAACATCTTGACCTGCCCAACTACCTAATTCGATTCCATCTACTCCACTGGAAGAGCAGTTACTACCCAAAGCAACTTTACCTTCGTATGTTGCTATTCGCTCCCACTCAATTACATTTACAGTACCGTTCTCGTAATAGTGTCCCCATTCACAATAATTGCTATCTTCGGGGTTTTTAGTGTCTGCAAGTATAGCCGCAAAAGAATCCCCATTTGCAAGGTTCACAACTACTATATCCCCCTCTATACCAAAGGTAGTTGATACGCCTATACAATAATAACCACCAACCAAAGCTATACTACCTCTATCATAGGGAAATCCCTCGTATGCCCATTGATCTGCAATTCGCCGTTGGGGTGTACCAGCCGCCCATGCTGGATAATCACAATACCAGTAGGAATAACTTGTAAAGTTCCCATCAATACCTGCCTGTGGAACATCACTTGGAATATTTACAGTAAATTGTGGAGTAAGCTGTCTGCCATCAATATCTCTTAAATCTTTTCCACCGCTATAAGTATTTGTTTTAGTAAACACCAATTCATCATAGAAGTCTTTTGCGTACTTCTTGGCTTCTTTTTCATAATCAGAATGACGATAGTGCTTGTTGTAGTTCCATATAACCTTTTTAGCCACTTCTTCTGCCTGAACGGATCCTAATTGTTTATTCTTGATTGCAGATACTAATTCCTTAAAATCTCGCCCTAATTCATATAAAACATAATCCAACTGACCGGATAGGGTGTATTTAGCATCATACCCTGCTCGGTTCCGCATTTCTTGGTATTTATCAGGTTCCCAAGCGCCAATACCCTCTAAAACTAAATCATTAGCCTTTTTATCATAAAATGCTACATTGAGTTTAGAGTATGTCATAAGACAGGCAACGATACCACAAGCGGCAGATGCACTGTATTTAGAATCTAAAAAGAAGTCTACGGCAACTTTAACATCTTCACCAAATGCAGTTAAGCCTGATGTATCAACCTTGGTTTTAGTGTTGCCACCTTTACCGCCCTCACGGACACCCCAGCCCATATAGTCATACAAATCTGCCAAGAATGAAGTGTAGTTCAAAATCCCTATACCAATTCCAGTAGAACGGTTTGTCAAAGAATATGAAGTATCAAGATAGCAGACTTCTCTTATAGTCATATCGTGTCTATCATTTCGAGTGGTATATAAGGGAACATAGGTAGTACCACTACTATCGTCTGATCCTGAACCATTTGAACCACCCTTCGTACCGCCTGAAGTCTTTGATGTAGTATAGCCAGTAACATCATCACCAACTATTGACCAGTCAGGTCTGACAAAACCATTAATATCATCTTGGCTAAAACTGTGATACACCAACTGGCACATATCGCCAGCATTACCTTCGATAGATCCAAAGCCACTGTCATAGATCTCTCTAACTATTCCGATATGCCCACCATGCTCATATCCTGAATATATTGAAGCAGGATCACCGACAAACGATACTAAATCTCCGGGCATGGGAACGACCTCGCCCCCAGTAAAATAAGGTCCTTCGATCCAAGTGCCGTTGCAAGCGTCAACCGTATTTGAGGTAACACCACCGACACCGGGGGCTGGATATATTACATTCCAGTCCACATCAACTTTACAGGCAACTGCCGATACGAGCATCGCACACCAAGCATTACCCGGTCCACAATCAGGCACTTGATTAGCATAGAGTAATTGAAACATCTCGTCTGCCTTCGGATCAGTAAAGTAGTTTGAGCCGGGTGGATCTTCCTTCAAGCCCTTGAAGTAATCCGCCGCTTCAAGAAACGCATCTAAATGTGGAGCTTTCGACATTTAATAAGGCACCTCAAACATCAAAGGATCTAACAATTCATCATCTATTTCACTTACATTCATAGGTTTTACCAGCCAAAGATAAAATCTATCCTGAAAAGAACTCCAAGATATATCAGATAATCGGTGTTCTTCAAGATACAGACCACATCTTTGTCCTAAACCCCATTTATCTATGAATTTATAGTATACCTCTAATATATCATCATTCATAAGTCTTAAATTACTTGTTTTTAAGGATAACCATATTCCTAATACTGGAGGGTAGTGGGAAACTACATAATATAATGCTCTGCACTCGGCATCTGCTTCAATCACTGACCTTGCTCGAACATTAGCATACAATCCGTATGCCATACCGGAAGCGTTGCAATCTTTAACCAATGTATCAAGATAGGGGTTTACATAGGTTTGTTTTGAATGAGAACTATTATATAATTCACCAGCGTAAAACATCACCGCCGCTACTCTTGCGGATCTTAACTTATCATAATCAATTCTTGTATTCGTTGAGGGTGCTACAATCGCTACATAAGGTATGGTAGCCATAGCGTTGATAGCATCTTTACCAGTAGCCCCATTGTAGTTAGAAGAACTTTCATAATCAGGCATAACTACATCTCCGAAATATCAGTCTTTGAGAACAGTATAGGTGTAGGATCATGCTTATACAACTGTGTACCCAATAACCTTACTGGGTAATTGGATTTTTCAGCGGTACAATACTCAAATTGGATATAGCCATCAGTCCCATACCCGATAAAATCACCTTTTTTAATGTTTTTGCTGACAAGTACCCCAGTAGATAATAAATTACAATATCTTATCCAACGATCTGTTCCTATTGATATGGTTACACACCAAGTATTATTTAAAACAGATTTTCCTACGGCTATCACTGTACCTTCACAAATGCTGTATGCGGTATTAACTCTCATCAGGCAACCAGCGGTTTCGGTACTCTTACCTCTAAACCCTTGCTCAATTACAGTACGAGGGTTCTCTACATTTTTACCAACTAATGCAGATAATACAGGCATCATACGACATCTATATCCTCATAAGTCGGATAAATGTTACCAAAATCAACCTCACTTGTAGAGATGACATTTTTAGTAGGTGTATAAGCATAGGGATAGCCCGAAGCATTATTCAGAGATATAGTCTGTGATGAAGCTACTTCGTTAGCACTACTCATAACAAGTCTTTGAACTTTTAATGTAGTAGTGAATGTATTTGATAATCTATGCTCTACTGAAACAATGTTATATATTCCAGTAATCGGAGAGATTGATTCACCCGACACTACCAACAATGTTACAGGTTGTGCCAAGGTGTATTGAGTAGTAGTTCCGGGGATTTCGATAGTAAAATCACCTGAAAACTGGGAAGCCAGTGCGTTTGCATCGTTAATAATATTTACTGTTTGGTAAACATCAGCCAATGAAGCAGACCAGCTATTTACAATCTTCTCCGCCTGAACAATAGTATTACCGCTCCCATCGACAGAGAACCCTATATCAGAATAATCCATATTTGTCATGTTATAAGCGACACCGTTATAACTACCTGACAAAGATATAATATTAGTATTTGCCGTACCGTACTCTAATGTATCTCCATAATGAGTAGATAACAGACCAGCATTACTCTTGTAGTGGATCACACCCATTTGTGTTGTAGTAGGTTCGTCAACCCACATAGAGTATGTAGAACATTGGGGAGAATTATCTGTAAGGCTTTTCTTAAAGAAAGAATCAAGTTCTGATACCCTAATGTTATTCATTATGTGACTTAATTTTCTATACCCATACCTCAATCCAGCGGCTTCACGATTAAAGTTGTATGATTTAGATAATTTGAGCAGTCCCGGAAAGCTGGAATAGTCATCATGTGCATTAAAACTACCCCTTACATAAGCCATCCAACTTGTAGTCATAGCCCCATGATTTACTAATGTCGGAGCGTCATTGTGATCTATATCCAAGTTATAATAAGTATCAACTTTCAATGCCTTGCAGATAGCTTCAACTACCGCAGAAGGTTGAACAACCCCACACAATGCAGGGATCGGAAATACAGGCAACGCACTCTTAAATCCTACGCTGGCATATCCAGTAATTGAATATGTCATAGATAATCCAGTAGTTGAAGTAGTCCATTTTAAGAAGAACCCTTGATAAGAAAGGTTCTCGCCTATGCTACCATCATTGTTTAACCACCCGATCATAAATGATACTGGCACTTTTTGAGCCGTACCCGAAGCGGCGGCACTTTGAGAAGCAGAATATAGCAAGGCTTCAAATGCGGCGATGTTCGCCTGTTTACTGGCATCACCAACAACAACTACCTTTAACTCCCAAGATAAAAATGACTGTATTTGAGCGTTAGTAATTGATAGAGAGCAAAATGGCGAAGGGATTTTAAGCCCATAATCAGTAAGGGATACACCAGCCAAAGTAAACGCACAAAATGGAATTTTAAGCATGGAATGTTTATTCCTCTCCCACAGTTAATTTTAAACTTGTAATTGGTGCTAAAATCTCGCCCTGCCCTAATAATTGAGTTATACCTTTTTCGGGGATAATCAATTTTTGACCTTCCCTTGCGGAATAGCCATCTTCAATCTTATTAAAGTATGCTATAACCCAACTGTATGAAGCCGAACCTAATTCCTCTTGTGCGATCAGATCCAAACGATTTATCTCCGGCATAGTAACTTCGTGGTATCTAACTTCACAATCAGTTACAAAAGGATTAGGTGTTTCCAGCGTAACGCAACGATTAGCTGTATCATCGGGAGAATGAACTACCTGACGAAGATTCCGATACCTTGAAATATGGTTATACTCAACACAAGTGGAATATACTATTCCAGTAAATTTCAAAGTCTTATATGGTGTTGTTAAATCTCTGCAATATGCCATTATCCAATCAGTCCTTTGTTTCTAACTACATTATAATTCAGAGCTTCGGGCGATACCTCTGAAATAGTAAATGACAGCTCACATTTAAGATAGAACCCATCTAAACCAATAGGCTTATCCCAATGCACTTTGCAGTCAGTCATAACGCCTGTGATTAAATTACTTCCATGAAGATATAGTGATACGGTTGATACTCTAACTAATGATCCGTTGTAATCAGGGTAGCAATTTGCCATACAACCTCTGATTAAATCATTGGCTTTGCCATCTCTGTGATCACCAGTCCACATATCTCTATGAAATTCAAATGTAAAGTTTATCTCCCTTGGTCCTGATGATTTATACACCTTCCAAGGTTCATACTGGTAAAGCATTTCAGGCATATCATCATAGGTTGCCCTTGCACTGTCATCAAATCCATTAGGATATACCGGAAAGTATAATTCCTCGTCAGTTAAAGAAGAAT